TCTTACAGAGGCTCAATATAAAACTGAAATGGCTAAGGCTGTAAAAATTTCTGCTGAAACCAATGGCATTCTTATTAATAATAAGATTGCTTCCCAAACTGCTGATTCTCTGATTTATGCTAATATTCAGTCTAATCGTGCTCGAGGTCTATCTTCATTATGGGAAGCTAAGAATATGAATGCTCTTAAAAATGTTGAGTATTCTAAGGAAAAGGCTTTACGGGATTATTATAAGTGGAGTTCTAAGAATAAACAGAAGGACGTTGATTCTTATGAGCTGCGTAACGCTATGGATTATGGTACTCGTATATTTCAAGGTGTTGGCAATTCAATCGGTGTTACGAGTAGATAACATACTTCAGGACTAGAAGCCTATCACGGCGTTTGAGTGATATACACCCGCCGCCCGCGTAGGGCCTGATCGAAATATGGAGCGGAGCGACTTCCTTAGAGAAGCGTTCCGCTTCGGTATTTTAGCACGAAGGTGCGCAAAGGCAGATTCTATCGGATCTGCCGTGCCTATACACCCTTGTATACATCCACTTATTTGCCTTGGATCTGTTAGTAATGGATCTAGGACTGTTAATTAAGCGAAGCCCCTAGTTGTGTGCGAAGCAAATTCGAGTTATCCTCTCGAATTCTCCTATTACTTGTCCATAAACGCACAACTCACACTCTATCATAAATGGTCTTTTTCCTCATAATATTTTAAAAGTATTTGGAAATACAAAAAAAACATATATCTTTGCACTCTTGTAGAAGTTACAGCTATTATTAACATTTTAAACATTTTACAATTATGCAAAAATTTATTATTTCTGTTAAGGAAAAAACTACTGGCCGTGATGTTATTTCGCCTTATGTTGTTAATTCTCTCGAAGGTTTTGGAGATTATGCTGAGCGAGTTTCTTCGTATGGTTGTATCGTCATTGTTGATTCGATTCAAGAGGAAACTGATTTCTTTGAGTTGTCACGTAAATTTGAACTATCTAAACCTTTTAGTCATGAGCAAAAATAATATTTGGAAAATTGTTATTGGCGCTATTTCCGCTGCTTTAGGCTATATCCTTAGCGCTATCGGTGTTTGATTGATTTTATTATTTATATTTATATTTATTGCCATTTTAGGCTCTTGGTTATATGCAATTTTCTCCTGATTTGCTTAAGGCAGCTGATCATTGTCAGCATCGTTCGTTTATTACGAATAGGTACACCGGTGCACGCATTGCCGTGGATTGTGGTCAATGCGATTATTGTATTCATAAGCGTGCTCAGAAAGCGTCTATGCGTGTGAAGACCGCTGGAAGTGCTTTCAAGTATTCTTATTTTGTTACCCTTACGTATGATAATGAACATATTCCTCTTATGTGTTGTAAGGTTCTTCACTCTGAATATGAGGATGTTGTAGGCATTTCAGGAGATATTCATTTTGGTGATGAATACCATAATTATATCCCTGTTTCCGAGTATCAGTGTGATGATGACTCCGTGTTGCGTCATATATTTTTCGAGCAAGTACAGGGTACTGTTCCGTATGACCGTGAAATTAAGGAATATGTCCCTGTTAAGGATAATTGGTTTCTTAGTATGGATGCTATTCGTAGTTTTATCAGTAAAACGCAATCCGTTAACAAAACGGACTATTCCGTTTCTGAACAATATGGTCGTGATAACCTTATTCCCTTTCTGAACTATGTCGATGTTCAGAATTACATAAAACGTTTACGTAAACATTTATTTCAACTATTAGGAGCTTATGAACCGTTACATTTCTACGCTGTGGGCGAATATGGTCCAGTCCATTTCCGTCCGCATTTCCATTTGTTATTATTCACGAACTCGGACCAAGTCGCAGAGGTTCTACGACAATGTCACGATAAGAGTTGGAAATTCGGTCGTTCAGATTTCCAACGTGCCGCTGGTGGAGCTGCATCGTACGTTGCGAGTTATGTTAACAGCCTTAGTGCTGCTCCCTTATTATATCGCTCATGCCGCGCGTTTAGACCCCGCTCGAGAGCATCTCTTGGATTCTTTGAAAAAGGTTGCGATTTCGTGGAAGACGACGAACCTTATGCGCAAATTGAGAAAAAAATCGATTCTGTCGTTAACGGAAGAAGCTACAACTTCGGCGGTGTCTGTGTTCGGTCAACTCCACCCATGTCGTATATCCGTACCTTACTCCCCCGATTCTCCTCTGCTCGCAATGACGATAGTACTGCGATTATTAGAATTCTTTGTGCTGTTCACCGAACGCCAGCAAGAATTGCGAAATTCGGATTTATCGATTACAGGCAAGATTCGATCTTAAGCCTTGTTCGTGTTTATTATCAATATCTTAAATGTAATTCCATTCTTACTGATGATGACAAGATTATATTACATTCTGCTCGGTGCCTTACTAGGTTCTGTAACTGTTCTAGTGATGTCGATATTGAATCTTATATTAATAAGTTATATCGGCTGTTTTTATATGTCTGTAAATTCTTCCGTAATTGGCATTTGCCTTCCTTCGGTTCTGATCTTAGTGCTTACTCCAATCGTATTAGGTTTATCGTTAAAACAGGTATAGAATATGAGAAGAAAAAAAATTATGAAAGTTTACGAGATGTATTCAACATACGCTCCGCTAACCCAAACATATCGGATTGCGTGTTTTCGTTGCCTGCGAACGGGCAGGAGCGTGATGTCTTGTCGAATGTTTCGTGTGAAACGGTTCAACTCCTTGAGCAACTCCGATACCGTAGTGCGACATACTGTCGTGATATGATTAAGCACAAAAAGCTTAATGATGCTAATGATATTTTCAACCGTATGGTTTGATTTTTATAATTTTTAATTTATTACATTATGAGTGATTTTAATCCCTTAGATCGAGCGAGAATTAATACTCATCGATCTTCCTTTGACTTGAGTTCAAAGAAATTATTCACCGCTAAGGTCGGTGAAATTTTGCCGTGTTATTGGCAAATTGCTATCCCCGGAAATAAATATCGTATTTCCTCGGATTGGTTTACCCGTACTGTTCCTGTTAATACAGCTGCTTATACCCGTATTAAGGAATATTATGACTTCTACGCTGTACCGTTGCGCTTAATCTCTCGTGCTCTTCCGCAGGCATTTACTCAGATGACTGATTATATGACTAGCGCGGCTAGTGGTGATAAAAATACTACTGCATTAAGTTCTGTTCCTTATACTACTATGTCTCAGATTAGTAATTTATTGCTTGTCTCGAATGCTGCAGATCAGACTAGTAATCGTGATGATGCTGGTCTTCCTTATGTCTATGGCGCTTGTAAGTTATTGGATTTACTTGGTTATGGATCTATGATTGATGGTACTAATACAGGTAAGGCTGCAATTACTAAGAAGTATTTAGGTCTTGACAATCTTAGTGACGGAGATAACCCCCTTGTGTATTCTGTAAGTCAGACGGTAAATATGCTTCCTGTTCTTGCGTATCAGAAGATTTATTTTGATTTTTTCAGTAATTCCCAATGGGAGAAGCATTTAGCTTATGCTTATAATGTGGATTATTGGCAAGGTACTAGTTATATTACATTATCTTCTAATATGCTTAAGATGCGTTATGCTAACTATCCGAAAGACTATTTTATGGGCATTCTTCCCTCTTCTCAGTATGGCTCGGTAGCTGTTTTACCTAATACTATCGATCCTAATTATTCTGGTCGTACTGTTTATGCTATTGGTGATTTAAGTTCTCTCGTGAGAAACCCTGCTAATGGTACCTCTGTCGTTTCTACTTCTTCTCAACCTTATGACCGTAATTTAGTTATAGGTTCAGATCTTTCCGCCCTTTCACTCCGTGCCACAGAATATCTGCAGCGCTGGAAAGAAGTAGTGCAATTTAGTAGCAAGGATTATTCAGACCAAATGGCTGCTCAATTTGGTATCAAGGCTCCCGAGTACATGGGTAATCATGCTCACTATATTGGTGGTTGGTCTAATGTGATCAATATCAATGAGGTAGTTAATACTAATCTCGATACTGATAGTTCTCAGGCTTCTATTGCTGGTAAGGGAATTTCTAGCCAGTCAGGACATACACTTACTTACGATTGTGGCGCTGAACATCAAGTAATTATGTGTGTATACCATGCTGTTCCATTATTGGATTGGAACCTTACAGGTCAGAACCCTCAGTTAACTGTTACTGCTATATCTGATTTCCCGCAACCTGCATTTGATCAGCTTGGTATGCAAGCTGTTCCGGCATTGAACTTGCAGAATAACCCCGGTCGATCTGTTTCTGGATCCATTGGTTATAATCTTCGCTATTGGCAGTGGAAATCTAGTATTGATACAGTTCATGCGGCATTTCGTCCAGGTGCTGCTTATCAGTCTTGGGTTGCTCCTCTTGATGGTTGGCAAGTTCTTACTTCCACTGGTTCTTGGTCTTATCAGTCTATGAAGGTTCGTCCTCAACAGCTAAACTCTATATTTGTTCCGCAGGTTGATGCTACTAACTGCTCTGTTGCATTTGATCAACTGCTGTGTAATGTTAATTTCCAAGTATATGCTGTTCAGAACTTGGATCGTAATGGTTTACCTTATTAATTTGTTTGTTATGAGAAATTTTGCTTATAAAAATCCCGATTTTTTAAAGGATGATTTTACCCCTGAGCTTGTTGAAGATCATCCGTGTTATCAGGCTTCTGTATATGATCAGGTGATGTATGATGAAACTCCTGATGGCGATCTGATCCAGTGCGATATGACCCAAATCCTGTTAAATCAGGAAAAATATCGTCGTTTGCTTGGTGATATGAATGTTCAGGATATTCTTGCTCAGATGCATCCTACTCAATCCACTATTATGGATGGTATGACCGACGAAGAACGATTCGCTTGTGTAATTTCCCGTCATTGTCAAACAATGTCTGAAAGACAAGCTGTTCTTCAACAATTGGCTAGTGAGAAGTCTGAACTTACTAAATATGCTGAAACTATGTTGGCAGAGCAATCGTCAGCGCCCGATTCTTCGTCCGCAACTGACGCGTCTGTTCAATGAGGTTCTATGATATTGGAGAAAGCCCCTTAATGGGGCTCTCCGAAAAGTGTATTGCTCCGCTTATTCTTGGTGGTATTATTGCTGCTGGTGCATCTCTTGCTGGTAATGCGATCGGATCTGCTTCTCAAAACAAAACGAATCAGACTAGTATCGATATTAATCGCGAAAATAATGCCTTTAATGCTCAACAGGCTCAGATTCAGCGTGATTGGCAAGAGAAAATGTGGGGAATGAATAATGCTTATAATTCCCCTAATGCTATGATTTCTCGTGGTCTGAATCCGTTTGTTCAAGGTTCTGCCGCTTTGGCCGGCTCTAAGTCTCCTGCTTCAGGAGGTGCTGCTGCTTCTGCTGCTGGTATGCCTAGTTTGCAAGCATTTCGCCCTGATTTTTCCGATGTAGGTTCTGCTCTTGCTTCCATGGCTCAAGCTCGTGCTGCTATGCTTAACGCCGAACAGAATGCCGCTCTTACTCCGTATAAGATGCAACAGATTCTTGGTGATACCAATTATCGTAATATTGGTGTTGGCCAGTCAGGTTATTGGAATGCGTCTACTGGCCACCGATCTGCATTATTGGATCAGTCTAAGGAATATCAGGAGCTTAGGAATATGGAATTTGCTGGTCGTCTTACTTCTGCTCAAGAAACACAAATTCTTCTAGATTCTGAAGCTCAACAGGTTCTTAATAAGTATCTTGATGAACAACAACAAGCTGATTTGTTTATTAAAGGTCAGACACTTGCTAATCTGTATGCTCAAGGCTCTCTTACAGAGGCCCAGTATAAAACTGAGATGGCTAAGGCTGTTAAGACCTCTGCCGAGACCAATGGTATTCGTATTAATAATAAGATCGCTTCTCAAACTGCTGATTCTTTGATCTATGCTAATATTCAGTCTAATCGTTCTCGAGGTTTATCTTCATTATGGGAATCTAAGAATACCAATGCGCTTAAAAATCTTGAGTATTCTAAGGGTAAGGCTTTACGCGATTATTATAAGTGGAGTTCTAAGCATAAACAGAAGGACGTTAAGTCTTATGAGCTGCGTAATGCTATAGATTATGGTACGCGTATATTCCAAGGTGTTGGCAATTCAATCGGTGCTAAGAGTAGATAGCATACTTCAGGACTAGAAGCCTATCGCGGCGTTTGAGCGATATACACCCGCCGCCCGCGTAGGGCTTGATCGAAATATGGAGCGGAGCGACTTCCTTAGAGAAGCGTTTCCGCTTCGGTATTTTAGCACGAAGGTGCGCAAAGGCAGATTCTATCTGATCTGCCGTGCCTATACACCCCTGTATACATCCACTTATTTCCCCTGGATCTATTAGTAATGGATCCAGGACTGTTAATTAAGCGAAGCCCCTAGTTGTGTGCGAAGCAAAACCCGAGTTATCCTCTCGGTTTCTCCTTTTTCTTGTCCATAAACGCACAACTCACACGCTATGGTAGAATCTAAAAAAAAAGAATTTCCTTTTGGATTATAGAAATAATTTGTATATTTGCCCTCGGTTAGAAGTTACAACTATTATTAACATTTTAAAATTCTTACAATTATGCAAAAGTTTATTGTTTCGGTTAAAGAAAAAAACACTGGCCGTGATGTTATTTCGCCTTATGTTGTCAATTCTCTCGATGGTCTTGGAAATTATTCTGAGCGAATTTCTCCATTGGGTCTTATTGTTATTGTGGATTCGATTAAAGAAGAAACCAATTATCCCTAACAGGAATATACTCCTTAATTTCACGGTCAAACGGCACTGTGCCCTGAACTTGTTCGAAAAATATATGACGGAGCAAGGAGCTATCATCACATTGATACTCGGAAACAGGGATATATTTATGATATTCATCACCAAAATGGATATCTCCTGAGATACCTACAACGTCCTCATATTCACTATGGAGAACCTTACAGTTCATAAGAGGAATATGTTCGTTATCATACGTAAGCGTAACAAAATAAGAATACTTAAAAGCACTTCCAGCGGTCTTCACACGCATGGATGCTTTTTGAGCACGCTTATGAATACAATAATCACATTGACCACAATCCACGGCAATGCGTGCACCAGTGTAACGATTAGTAATAAACGAACGATGCTGACAATGATCAGCCGCTTTCAGTAAATCAGGAGAAAATTTCATAATTATTTACGTTTATCAATCACTTGGCGACGATTACGCTTACCAAATGAAATATGAATAAATGTAGGATATAATATCAATTGGTCAAATACATGA